AGGTATGACGATCTAAAGAAACATTACGATAATAGACTTTCGGAATTCAAAAATAGAGAACAAGAACTTTTAGCAGATGCTGCATCTAAAGCACCTGCATATAAAGCTCCAAAATCTCTAGAAGAACTACAGGAGTTTAAAAAGCAAAATCCAGACTTGTATGAAACAGTTGAATCTGTTGCACATTTACATAGTGAAAGTCAAGTTGCAGGTATGCGACAACAATTTTCAGCTATCCAACAACGTGAAGCTGATCTCGTAAAACGAGAAGCAGAGTCGATACTAAAGACTAACCACCCTGATTTTGAAGATATAAGGGGTAGTGATGATTTTCATGGATGGGCAAAAGAACAACCTGAAGATATACAAAGATGGGTTTATGCAAATAATAGTAGTGCTGATTTAGCAAGTCGAGCTATAGACCTTTACAAATTAGAAAAGGGTATAATTCAGTCACCACAAAAGCAGTCCAAATCTAGGAGTAAAGGGTCTGCTGCCGATATGGTGTCTACCAAAACAACGGCTGTAGATTCACAAGCTCCAAAAGTTTGGACAGAACGGGAAATTGCTAGAATGTCTATTGACGATTTCGACAAATATCAAGACGATATTCAAGAAGCCTTGTCAGAAGGCAGGATAGTAAAATAGTTATTTAAGGAGATATAATAATGGCTTATAACCAATCTGACCAATATTTTGAGCCAAGTACGGATACTGATGCTAACTTTGCTAACTCGGTCAGCGGTCAAAATAATTCTTTCTTTCTACCTGCTGTCTATTCCAAGACAGTTCTAAATTTCTTTAGAAAGTCATCTGTTGCAGAAGCAATTACTAATACAGATTACGCAGGTGAAATTAGGAGTTTTGGAGACTCTGTAAAGATTATCAAAGAACCTGAAATCACCGTATATCAATACGAGCGTGGTGCAGATGTAACGCAAATGAAGCTGACAGACCAAGAGATTACTCTTGTTGTCGATACAGCTAACGCCTTTAAGTTTAAAGTTGATGACATTGAAGCTAATATGTCTCATGTAAACTGGCGATCAGTTGCGTCTTCTTCAGCAGCATATGCTCTAAAAGATGCGTTTGATGAAGGTGTGATTGCAGTTCTATTCGCAGGAGTTTCTGCGTCTAGTCCTAATCACATTTTAGGTTCTGATAGTGCTACCGACCTCGCTGCTGGTACTTTTGACGGTACTGGTAATCTAGACATTGGATTTGCTGCTGGTGAGCATGATCCAATAGATGTGCTTTCTCATATGTCACGTTTATTGGATGAGCAGAATGTACCAGACGAGGGGCGTTGGTTCCTCGCAAATCCTGAGTTCTATGAGCAACTTGTTCAAAGTTCCTCTAAACTCTTGTCTGTTGATTACAATGCAGGGCAAGGTTCCATCAGGAACGGCTTAGTATCATCTGGAAAGTTACGTGGGTTTGACATGTACAAGACTAACAATATTGCCTCGACATCTAATGCCGCAGGTAAATGTATTGCTGGTCACATGTCGGCTTGTGCAACTGCCCAGACTATTACAAGTACTGAAGTTTTGCGTGATCCTGACAGCTTTGGCGATATAGTACGAGGACTCCATGTATATGGAGCTAAAGTACTACGAGCTAATGCGTTATGTTCCGTATTCTACGGTATCGACTAGTAGAAGTAGGAGGGGGGGTTGAAATATACCCCCTTTTCTTATTAAGGAGAAGTTATGCCTCAAATTGGTAGTGAAAAAAATCCAATGGTAATAACCAAAAAGAAGACAGGAAAGGTGCTAGGTCTTACTGGGAGTTTTTATTTAGGAGATCGTAAAAAGAAGTATAATAAAAACTATGATAAAATTTTCGGAGATAAGTCTAATGCCAAAAGTTAATGGAGTTAAGTATCCTTATACAAAGGCAGGTAAAGCTGCTGCGGCTAAGGCAAAGAAACGTAAGCGAAAGAAGTAGGCAAGGGTGGGCCTTAATCGCCATTATTACATTCAGGAGTTAGAACCCATGAAAGTAGAAATCGAAAAAGCAATAAAGTCGTTAGCCCAAAAAGCGGATTATAGTCAAGATCAGGATGAGGCGATGAAATACTCGCAAGCTGCTCTGAATTTGGCCCATACCATAGCAATGCTTGGTAATAATGAAAGAGCGAAGCATAGGTGGCGGCATATCGAACATGACAGACCATAGCAATGTTTGGTAATAACAAAAGAGCGAAATAGGAGATTATGGCTACTACATTCCTACAATTAACAAATGAATTACTAAGAGAATTGAATGAGGTTGTACTAACCTCTTCTACTTTTTCAAGTGCTGTAGGAATACAGGCACATGCAAAAGATTGTATTAATCGAGCATACCTAGATATTGTAAATGAAGAACCTCAGTGGCCTTTTCTGGCTACTGCTGAGAGTGGTGCTACTGATCCTATGTATGGAAATGTTTATGTAGAAACTACAGCAGATACTAGATGGTATGAACTAAAAGCAGCAAGTTCTGATATAACTGCTGACTATGGTTCTATAGATTGGGATAATTTTTATCTAACTACAATAGGAGTTTCAGGCGAATCTGCTCCTTATGTTTCAAAGAACTTAAGGTTTCTTACTACTGAGAAGTGGAAAGATTTTAGAAGACCTATGGAGAATGCTGATGATGCTGATGCAGCCGTAGGCGGTGAGCCTAACTTTGTTATCAGAAGTCCTGATGCAAGGAAGTTTGGATTAAGTCCTATTCCTGATCAAGTATATCGTGTCTGGTTTTTTGCTTTTGATTTACCTACTCAGCTTTCAGATCACGATGATACAGTAGTTTTTCCAGATATGTATAAGACAGTTGTTTTAGCTAAATCTAGATATTATCTACATCAATTTAAAGATAATCCTCAAATGTCAGCATTTGCTTTAGAGGATTATAAAAAAGGATTAAGAAGCATGAGAGAAAATTTAATAGGGACAGTTCCTTTATATATGTCAGACGATAGAGTTAGGTTTGATTAAATATGCAAGCATATGGATTATCATGCAAAGGGGGCTTAAATACTAATCTAAACCAATTTGAAATGCTCCAGCAACCGGGATTCGCTACAGAGTTAATGAACTTTGAAGTTGATCCAGATGGGGGCTATCGAAGAATAAATGGTTATACTTTATTTGGTGGAGGTAGTGCTGCAAGACCCAATAGCTCTAATGGTATATTAGGGCTATTTGTTTATGCGGATGGGCTAATTGCCTGTTCGGGTACAAATATTTATTTTACTTTAGATGGAGTAACTTGGCTACAAATAAATCGTTCAAGCGTAGATAGTAGTGGAGATGATTATTCTACATTTACCGGAAGAAGCACAGCAGCAAGAACAAGCCAAGCACAAGCAACTTTTGCTTTATATGAAGGAAATAGTATTTATGGTGAGGTAGTAATTACTGATAAAGGCTCCGGGATTAAACCTGCTCTTTTTAAGATGACAGGTACTGGTGCATTAGTTGATAGAACTTTTTTCTATGAAGAGATTACAGTAAGTGGTGTTGTTTATCCTAAATATTGTGTAATGCACGATAAGCATTTAGTAGTAGCAGGAGCAGCTACAGCACTTAATACAATTTATTATAGTGGCACAAGTGATATAAATGATTTTACTGCTGCGGGTTCTGGAAGTATTGTATTAGATGATCAAGTAGTAGGATTAAAAAGTTTTCGAGGAGATTTAATTATCTTCTGTAAGAATAGTATCTATAAATTATCAGATATAAATATTTCTGCTTCTATAGCCATAACACCTATTACCAAGAACGTAGGCTGTTTAGATGGACATAGTATTCAGGAAATAGGTGGTGATCTTATATTTTTAAGTCCTGATGGATTTCGTCTTGTTGCAGGTACAGCACGTATTGGTGACGTAGAATTAAGTTCTGTATCTAGAAATATACAATCTGTTCTTTCTACCTTAGTTGCTTCAATAGATACATATATAATAACTAGTGCAGTATTAAGAAGCAAATCACAATATAGATTATTTTATAGTTCTACTTCAGAACTTACAGCTACCTCACAGGGAATTATAGGAACAATGACACCAGAAGGATTTGAGTGGTCAGAGACTACAGGTATTAAAGCACACGGTCTAACATCAGGATTTGATAGTGACAGTATAGAAAAAGTATATCATGGAGATACATCAGGATATGTATATAATCATAATACTGGCAATGACTTTAATCCAGCAGGAACACAAACAAATATAAATGCTAGATATAAAACACCTAATTTAGATTTTGGAGATGCAGGTACACTAAAATCATTACATTATACAAAAATATCTTTTACGCCTGAAGGAACAGTTCAGCCTACTTTACAGATATCGTATGATTATGATGATACTAATAGACCTCAACCTCCTTTATATACATTAGATTCAATACCAACTCCCGCAGTTTTTGGCGATTCGTCTACGGGAATTTTTGGTTCAGCAGTATTCGGAGCTTCTCAAGACCCTATGGCAAGACAGGCAGTACAAGGAAGTGGACATAATATAGCCTTTAAAATATATAGTCAGGATACAAAAGCACCTTATTCAATAAATGGTTTCTATGTAGATTATAGACCTTCTGGTAGGAGATAATAATGGCTACAAGTTATACTAGACAAAGCAGCATGTCAGATGGAGACACAATTACTGCTGCATTATTTAATGATGAATTTAATCAGCTTCTGACTGCTTTTTCATATGCTTCTAGTTCAACTACTGGACACAGGCATGACGGAACATCCGGCGAAGGCGGTAATGTTCATACTATCGGTGATCAGGATTTTTTAAATAAAATCGTAGCTGACGATTCAAATAATCGTTGGGGAGTTTTTGTTGAAGTTTCAAGTGCGGCTGTAGAACAAGTAAGATTTCAGGATGGAGTAATAGTACCTGTAACAGATAATGATATAGACTTGGGTACTAGCTCAGTTGAATTTAAAGATGCCTATTTTGATGGAACAGTTACTACAGATGCTTTAACAGTCGATGTAAACGCAACTGTTGGTGGTACACTAGGAGTTACCGGGGCTTTAACTGGTTCTAGTACAGTACAAGGGACAACAGTAACTGCTACTACAGCTTTTGTACCTGATGCTTCTGATGGTGCTGCACTTGGTACTAGTGCTTTAGAGTTTAGTGATCTTTACTTAGCTGATGGTGCAGTTGTTTATTTTGGAGATGACCAAGATGTTTCCCTAACTCATGTAGCTGATACAGGTCTTCTTATTTCAAGTACTGACCAACTTCAGTTTGGTGATTCAGGTACTTATATTTTTCAATCAGCAGATGGAGTATTAGATTTAGTATCTGATACTGAGATTGAGATCAATGCTACTACTATAGATATTAATGGTGCTGTCGCAATGGACGGTGCTATGACAGGTGGCACTGATATTACTATATCAGGAGAATTAGATGCAGCCACATTAGACATATCAGGCAATGCGGATATTGATGGTACATTAGAAGCAGATGCTTATACTGTAGATGGAACAGCCTTAAATGAATATATAGCTGATACAGTAGGAGCTATGGTTGGCTCCAATACAGAAACCAATATTACAGTAACTTATGAAGATAGTGATAATACTTTAGATTTCGTTATAGGAACCCTTAATCAAAATACTACAGGTACAGCAGATAATTTTACAGCAAGTGCAAATAATTCAACAGATGAAACTGTATATCCAGTATTTGTAGATGGAACTACAGGAAGTCAGGGAGCAGAAACAGATACTGGACTTACTTATAATCCTAGTACTGGAGTATTAACAGCAACACAGTTTACTGGAGCAGTAAGTGGAACTGCTTCTACTGCTACCGTAGCAACAACAGTAACTATAACAGATAATGAAAGTACAAATGAAACTAATGCTATTATCTTTACAGCAGGTGGGGATGTTGATGGAGGCAACTTAGGTTTAGAGTCTGATGGTGATTTAACTTATAATCCTTCTACTGGCCTTCTTTCAAGCACAGGTGTTACAGCCTCTGGTACAGTAACCTATGGGACACTCTCTGATGGAACAATAGGGGTTACTGCTTGGGTTGATGAAGATGATATGTCTACAGATAGTGCAACTCTTGTGCCTACTCAGCAATCTGTAAAAGCTTATGTAGATAGCCAAACAAGCGGTTCAGGTACAATGTCATCATTTATCTTAGAAGATGATGATGGTACAGAAGTCTCTATTTCAGATGCTGAAGAAGTAAAGTTTATTGGTTCAGGTATAACTACAAACTGGACAGATACAACTCCCGGCTCAGATGCTGATCCTTTTGATTTGACATTCACAGTAGATGCAGCACAGACAGGAATTACTTCTATCTATGCTACTGACTTAATAATGGGAGAAGACTCTCAAACCGCTATTGATTTTGGAACAGAAAATGAAATTGACTTTAAAGCAGATAATGCTGCAAGACTAACTTTAACCTCATCAGCATTATATCCCGTAACTGATAATGAAATAGATTTAGGCACAGCCTCTCTAGAATTTAAAGACGCTTTCTTTGACGGAACAGTTACAGCAGATGCCTTTGCAGGGCCATTAACAGGAAACGTAACAGGTGATGCGTCTGGTACAGCACTAACAGTAACACAGGCTGCTCAAAGTGCTATTACAAGTCTAGGAACTTTAACAACCTTAACAGTTGATAATGTTATTATTAATGGTACAACAATAGGACATACTAGTGATACAGATTTATTAACATTAGCTGACGGGATTATTACAGTAGCTGGAGAAGTTTCTTTGACTACTCTTGATATTGGAGGTACTAATGTAACTAGTACTGCTGCTGAGTTAAATATCCTTGATGGAGTTACAAGCACCGCAGCAGAACTAAATATTTTAGACGGAGTTACAAGCACCGCAGCAGAACTAAATATTTTAGACGGAGTTACAGCAACAGCAGCAGAGTTAAATTATTTAGATATTACTACGCTAGGAACTTCAGCAGCTTCTAAAGCTGTTACAGCAGATGCTAATAATGTTGTAAAATTTACAGGTGGTATTTATGAAGAATCCACAACTGTTACTTCTACTTCTAATGCGACTACAATAGATCTTCAAACAGGTACAAATTTTTTACACGACCTTACTGAAAATACTACTTTTACATTTTCTAATCCTCCGGCAGAAGCAATGACATTTGCATTAAAGATTATTCAAGACTCAACAGCTAGAGCAATTACGTGGCCCGGGGCTGTAGATTGGGCAGCGGCTACTGCTCCTACCTTAACATCTACAGATGATGCCGTAGATTATTTTGTATTTACAACCATAGATGGCGGTACTATCTGGTATGGATTTACCGCAGGACAAGCACTAGGATAAACTAATATGTCAGGAGCAACAAAAATTTTAGCAGCAGCAGGTGGTGCTGGTGGCGAGGGAGAGTATGTCGAGGATGTGTTTA